GTTTATTCGGTATTGACACGCCCGAATCTAGGACCAGAAATAAAGACGAAAAAGCCAGAGGTAAACTTGCGTCTGCCTTTTTATCGAAAGCTATTGAAATGGCAGATCAAGTTGTCATCAGAACAGAGCTGAAAGATTCCAGAGGTAAGTTCGGCAGAGTATTAGGCACGGTTGTTTGTGACGGTGAGGACATCAACCAAGGCATGGTAGACGGTGGTTTTGCAGTCAAATACTTTGGTCAGAGCAAAGCAGCCGTGGAAGAAGAACACATGAAAAACAGACAAAAATTAATAGACGAAGGTATATTTGATCCAGAAAAAATATGAACGAAAGAATAATCAAAGAAGGACAGATAGAAGACGCACCAATCAGAAAAAAGTTGGAGCTAGACATAGACGTAACTCCTAATAATCACAGCGTCAATCCTTATCAAAAATGGATTCATCTTGCGCGAGCAATAGATTCTTGGCGGATCTTTCCTAGACTCTTCTTAAGTGTCTACATTTTTCTCCTATATTATTCAACAATGTGGTTCATGGGTTTAGAAGATCCGTCGCTTGAACAAAGCGGTCTAATATCAATCATTGTCGGTGCAGGCGCCGCATGGTTTGGTCTATACGCAGGCACATCAAACTCTAGTAAAAACTTCAAAGGCGAGGATTAGGTGGAGTGGTTCAACCTAATTGCAGAGTTAGGTGTACCCATAGCAGGCGCCTTAGTCATGGCTTACTTCATTTTTTTGGTTATGAAACAGCTTATGGACGGATTAGTAGCTGAAATAAAAACCGTGCAAGGTATTACCAAGATGTTGATTACCAGAGCGTCCATTATGAATAACGATATGATACGCATAGATACCAGCGTATCGTCAGCACTAGATTTATCTCCGGATCTCAACCGTATAGCGAGAGCCGAAAACTTTGTAGAAGACGGCAAAATAGATGCTAGGAGAGATTGATGGATATTGTCCAAATAGTAGCGGATTTTGGTTTTCCCGTAGTCATGGTAGTTGGCCTTGGTTATTTCGTTTTTTACGTTTGGCAAACGATTACCAAAACCATAGATCCAGCCGTGCAAGAAATGAAAAGCACCATAATACGGTTGACCGATCAATTACGCCTTTTGGACCAAGATATGATACGGTTACAACAAAAGGTCAATACGGTTTTAGAATTGAAAGAGGAACATAAACTAAAGGATCCCAATGAAAAGCATGAAGGAACACAAAAAAAGAAAACTTAACACAATATTATTTTTTGTATTATTGAGTATTAGCTTGATTTTGTTTTCTAATTTTTTAACCTCAGATGAAATGGTGTTTAAGTTTAAATCACCAAGTTTTTCCGGTATTAATACCTCACAACATTACCTCACGATAGAAAACCAACAGTTCTCCAGAAACCAAGCTATCGACGATGCCAAACAAGCAGCAATAGAAGAGGCGGAAAGAGACGCAGATAACACGACGTTAGCTAGGTTTATTAGAAATTTAGAGAGTAGAGTTTATGCAAGATTGAGCTCACAGTTGGTAGAAAGTTTGTTTGGCGAAAATCCACAAACATCCGGCACCATAGAATTAGAAGGTAATACGATAGAATACGAAGTAGATGAAGAGTTTATTACACTGATAGTCAAGGATGAAAACGGTCAAACAACTACTATTACTTTCCCTCTTAATAGTTTTAAGTTCTAGTTGCGTCTTATTAGACTCTGAATACACCCTAGATAATTTACAAATAACTCGTGTTGCCGAAGTAGCGTCAATCCTAAACGACGAGTTATGGAATCTTAAAGAGCCAAAAGTAAAACCTGTGGTTGCGGTATATCCAAGCTCTTTTTTAGATCAAACAGGACAAAGACGCAGTAACAGCGCGTTTGCTACGTTTAGCACGGCGGTCACTCAAGCACCTTACACTTTGTTAATACAGACTTTAAAAAACACTGCACAAGGTAATTTTTTCGAGGTGGTTGAACGCATTGGCTTAGACAACCTAAGTAAAGAACGCCAACTTATCCGTTCTACTAGAGAAAGTTTTAAAGAACCGCAAAAACTGAAAGCTTTGATGTTTGCCGGTTTAATTATAGAAGGTGCAGTCGTTAGCTACGAAAGCAATATAAGAACAGGCGGCACAGGTGGCAGGGTCTTAGGCATAGGCATGAGCAGACAGTATCGACAAGATACCGTTACCGTTAGTTTGCGTTTTATATCTGTATTGACCGGCAGAATATTGACTGAGGTTACAACCACAAAAAGCATATTGAGCGTAGGCATCAACGAGGACATATTTAGATTTGTTAGAAACAATACCGAGCTTATCGAAATCGAAAACGGAAATGTTGAGAACGAGTCTATAACCTTAGCCTTACAATCTGCCATAGAGGTTGCTGTATTAAAGAACATCGAAAAAGGTATAATAAAAGGCTATTGGAGTTACAAAAATGATTAGATATTTTTTATTACTATTTGTGGGTTTTGCCTATACAACGGACAATGAAGTTAGCATTGACCAGGTAGGTAACACCATAAACATAGACGTTGAGCAATTAGGATCTGGCAACTTAATCGGTGGTGCAAACGCTGTATCAGGCACCATGACACCGTTAGATTTAGACGGCGTAACAATGACCTTAGACATCAACCAAATAGGATCTAGCAACTTATTTAAAGGCGATATTTACGCAGATACATACACCGGTTTTTTTGAGTTTACCGGCGATTCTAATATTTTTGATATTCAAACGGATCCAAGCAACACCTACGGAGCTGATTCTAGTAACATCAACATACAAGTCACAGGATCTTCAAACGATATGTCTTTAGATCAAGCCACAAACGCTATGGCGTCGACACTAGATTTAGATTGGATAATCAACGGCTCTAACAACACGATTGATTCTGATATTGACGTGGATTTAGCCACGAATTACATGGACATAGACGGATCGGATAATACGATTAATTATAACGGCGACGGATATCAGGGCGGTTACTTTTATTTAGATCACACGGGCGGCTCAAGGACTTTGAATGTTACGCAAGCATCTACTTTGGATAATGATTGGTTACGGGTCATTAGCACAGGCTCAAATGGATCTTTCTGCATTATCCAAAACGACCAAGGAACCGCTACAAGCTGTTGACGTAGGATCTGTTAATGAAGTAACAGGTTTTGCACAAATCGAAAGAGACGAGGCGTTTGCGGCCACGCCTGACTTTGTAGTTCAATCTTACGACAAGGCACAAACCGAGGCAGGTCGTATGGGTATACGCTTTGTCGACGATACCACTATAAAAATAACCGAAAACTCTACGGTTATCATAGACGAGTTTGTTTTTGATCCAGACCCATCTAAATCAAAACTTGCAGTCAACTTTCTAAAAGGCACAGCTCGTTTTACCACAGGCCTAACAGGTAAAGTAGCAAAAGAAAACATGGTGCTACGAACCAACTCTGCTACGGTAGGTATTAGAGGTACGGATTTTAGCGTCACAGTAAATCCAGATACATCAGAGTCTTTATTTATATTATTACCGGATCAAGACGGAGCACCATCCGGTGAAATATCAGTGACTACAAACATGGGCACCGTAATACTAAATCAAGCATTTCAGGCCACCACAACGACAACTTTAGACACGGCACCTACAGATCCGGTTATTTTAGATCTATCTTTGGATTTTATAGATAACATGCTCATCGTATCGCCGCCGAAAAAAACTAAAGATTTTATTGAAGATCGTGAATCTACAGATAGCGTGGATCCAATATTAGATTTTAACGAGCTAGATATTGATTACTTAGCAGAAGAAAACTTAGGTGAAGAAGGTCTTGAGTTTACTGAACTAGATTACGACGCGCTAAACGTAAATTTTTTGGAAGACCTGTTAGATATTATTAGCGAGTTGGACAAGATAGATGACGAAGACCAGCTTGCACAAGTGGCAACATCCACAAATATCAAGGGCACATTAGTAGGACAAGACACAAAAACTCAAATCACCACTATAGTCACAGGTGAAAAAATAAAAATGACAAGAGCAGTGGGATCAAGCGCCGCCATAAATATAGATAGCGACAATAGCTATACGGTTGTGTTAGAACAAAACGGCGTTGTCAACGAAGTCAAAGTAAACGGCGGTAGCTCCTCAACGATTGTCATTAGACAAAGCTCAGGATAAAAACTAGAATTATAAACCATGACAAAGGTATTTTTAGGCGTAATTGTTGTGTTGTTTTCTTTATGTGGTTTTTTGTATTATCAAAACCAATCTTTATCTAGTTTAAATAAAGCATTTGAACTACGCGACCAAGAACAAAAAGCAGCTATTAAATCTTTGCAAGATGACTTCAAGGTACAAACCGAAGGGTTATTAGACATCCAAAGAAAAAATCAGCAAATAGAACAAGAAATGAATAGATACCTTGATATATTCAAAAGACATAATCTAAGCAAACTTGCTGCGGCAAAACCAGGCTTAATAGAAACGAGAGTAAACAATGGCACAAAAGAAGTATTTGAAAGCATTGAACAAGACAGTCGTAATATTGACAGTCTTGATGACGGTTTACAGTTGCGGCCTGATTCCTAAAAAGGTTGACGTCGTTTCTAAACCTATAGAAAGAACCATAGCACAACCCATATTACCAAGAGGTTTAGATCTCAAAGAACCTTATTGGTATGTGGTATCGGATAAAAATTTAGATACATTTTTAGAAAGAGTAGAAAAAGAAGAGGGCAGATTGGTGTTTGTAGCCATGTCTGTCCCTGACTACGAGCTCATGGCTTACAATATGCAAGAACTTAAAAGGTATGTAAACGAACTCAAAGAAGTGGTAGTTTATTACCGCATGGTAACTACAAAATAGGAGAACACATGAAAACCTCAGCGGAAGGCAAAGCTTTGATAAAAAAATTTGAAGGTTGCGAATTAGAAAGTTATTTATGTCCATCAAAAGTTTGGACTGTCGGTTTTGGCACGACTAAAAACGTGGTCGAGGGCATGACCATAACACAGGACATGGCAGAAGAAATGCTTGATAAAGATTTATTAGAGTTTGAAGAATACGTCGACAAATTAGTAGAAGTACCGTTAGATCAATCACAATACGATGCGTTGGTTGCATGGACTTACAATCTAGGACCAACCAACCTTAAATCATCAACCATGTTAAAAGTTTTAAACGATGGCAAATACGATGAAGTACCGGCACAAATGCGTCGGTGGAATAAATCGAACGGCGAAGTTTTAACCGGTTTGGTTCGTAGGAGAGAGGCAGAATCTTTATTGTTTCAAGGTAAGGAATGGCACGAAGTTTAACGATATGTAATACTACCGCTAGGCGGTTAGCGCTTAGAGTTAGGTGGTTATTACGTCACTACCTAATCACCTAGCTCGACCATGAGTGACATATCATTTAAGGATTTTGACATACTTTCTGAACAAGATAAGGCAGAGGCCTTAGCGCTGTTAAACCGTTACGATCAACTAGAAAAACAAGACAGTTGCCAAACCGATTTTATGTCGTTTGTAAAACACATGTGGCCAGACTTTATAGAAGGTCGACACCACAAAATAATTGCAGAAAAATTTAACAAAATAGCAGAAGGTAAATGCAAAAGACTTATTGTGTGTTTGCCACCTAGACACTCTAAATCAGAGTTTGCGTCAACTTTTTTTCCTGCTTGGATGATGGGTAAAAAAGGTAATCTTAAAATTATTCAAACCACACACACCGCAGAGTTAGCTGTGCGAT